TGTTTCAGGAGGGCCAGGATCGCCGTAAGCGCGACATTGGCAATCTTGAGAAGGCGCCAACTGATTTGCTCGTTGAGCACAAGGTCATTGAGGCCGACGACAACACGATTGTCAGGGCGATTGCGCTGGGCTGGTCCAAGTCTGTGACCGGCGCGCGAGTTCAAATCATTCCAGTTTCCAAGTCGTAACCGCTGAAGGGAGATCAGCATGAATACACTTGTTGCAAAAAATCGAGACGACCCGGCGACGGTCATCAATCTCACGCCGATGGATATGCTCGAAAAGGCCGTTTCATCGAATGCTGGCGTTGAGGTTATCAGCAAACTTATGGACCTGCAGGATCGCTGGCAGGCCAGCCATGCGCGCCGGTCGTTCGATGAGGCGATGGCCTCGGCCAAGGCGGAAATTCCCGTCATCATGAAGAACCGCGAGGTTGATTTTACGTCATCCAAGGGCCGCACGAACTATCGGCATGAGGACTTGGCCGAGATCGCCCGCACCGTCGATCCGATCTTGACCAAGCACGGTCTGTCCTATCGGTTCCGGACAACTTCGCAGCCGAACGAGCCGGTTTCTGTCACCTGCATCGTATCGCACCGTCATGGCCACTCGGAAGAAAACACACTTTCCGCAGGCCGCGACGAGAGCGGCAACAAGAACAGCATTCAGGCGGTTGGCTCAACGATCACCTATCTGCAGCGTTATACCCTGAAGGCCGCGCTTGGCCTTGCTGCGTCAAACGACGACGACGGATCAGCATCGGAAAAGCCAGCCTTTATCACTGGCGATCAACTTCAACGCATCATTGCGTTGGCTGATGAGGTGAAGGCCGACAAGGAGCGCTTCTGCAAGTACCTCAAGGTCGGCAGCCTCGCGGAAATTCTCGCGCCTGACTTCGACCACGCGATGAAGCTCCTGGAAGCCAAAAGGAGCAAGTAATGCAGATCGTTGATTGCGAGCAGGGAAGCCCGGAATGGTTCAAGGCCCGCGCCGGAATCCCGACAGCGAGTGAATTTCACACCGTTATGGCGAAGGGCAAGGGCGGCGGGGAAAGTCTTACGCGCAAAACCTACCTTCTGAAGCTTGCCGGCGAGATCATCACCGGAGAGCCGATGGAGAGCTTCACAAACGCGCATATGGAGCGCGGCAAGGCCATGGAGGATGAGGCGCGCGACCTCTATTCGTTCATGACGGACAGTGATCCTCTCCGCGTTGGCTTTGTGACGAACGGGAAGGCCGGAGCATCGCCGGACTCGCTGATTGGCGACCGTGGCGGGTTGGAGATCAAGACCAAGCTGCCGCACCTTTTGATTGATCTTTTGCTTAAGGGCGAAATGCCTCCGGAGCATAAAGCCCAAGTTCAGGGGTGCATGTGGATCGCGGAGCGCGAGTGGTGGGACTTCACGGCCTACTGGCCGAAACTCCCGCTTTTCACGAAGCGCATTGTCCGCGACGACGCCTACATTCGCACGCTCGCGGAAGCGGTCGATCAATTCAACGACGAGTTAGATGCAACGGTTGCGCGACTCCGCGCAATGGAAAATCCCGAAAGGACGGCGGCATGAGTGGTTCTTTGCGGGAGAAACTTGCCGAAATGTACCAGCGGGGGCAAAGCATCCCGCAGATATCCGGTCGGACCGGTATAAATAAAAGCCGCGTTCGCGCCGAATTGCTTAAAGCTGGGATTGCGCTCCGGTCGCGCGCGGAAGGAGTTCGAATCCGTGAAGGCCTCGGACAGCACGCCAAGGGAAAAACGCGGGTCTTTTCGCAAGAATGGAAGGACAACATTGCGACTGCCCGAAAGGCTTGGGGAGAGGCGCATGCAAAGGGTACGAGCCTCAAGCCGAGCGGATACATCGAATTCACCAGAGGCCAAAATAAGGGGCGCTCTGAGCATGTCGTCAAGATGGAAAGCCGTCTTGGTCGCCCACTCCGAGAAGACGAACAAGTCCATCACATCGACCGTGATCGCTCAAACAACTCTGACGATAACCTAGCTCTTGTAACGAGGGCCGGGCATGGACGCCTTCATCGGTTCGAAGACTCACTTTCTGGCATTGAAAGGAAAAGGGCTAATGGCCGGTTCTATTAATCGTGTTTTTCTTATTGGCAATCTCGGAGCCGATCCTGAAATCCGGCGGACACAGGACGGCAAGCCGATTGCCAACCTGTCCATCGCCACGTCCGATAATTGGCGCGACAAGAACAGCGGTGAGCGCAAGGAAAAAACCGAATGGCACCGCGTGGTGATTTTTTCGGAAGGCCTCGCCAAGCTGGCAGAGCAATACCTGAAGAAGGGCGCAAAGGTCTACATCGAGGGATCGCTTGCCACGCGCAAATGGACCGATAAGGACGGCAAGGACCGCTATGCGACCGAAGTTGTTCTGCAGGGCTTCAACTGCGCCCTGACCATGCTGGACGGAAAATCTGGCGACGCGCAGCGCGGCAGCATGGCTGAAGAATCGCAAGACGCGGATATCCCATTCTGATGAACGCCAACGCGCCACTCTCCGAGCAATTCCGCCTAGCTGCCAAAGACTGGGTGGACAAGGATTCCGCAGCTTCAATGCTTGAGGAAACCAAGTCCGCCGTTCTTTCGCAGCGCATGGCGGCGCTCGGGGATATGGCCGTCAGCAAGGCAGAGCTTGCCGTGAAAGCCTCTCCGGAGTGGCGTGAGTTTGTCGAGGGCATGGTTCGCGCTCGCACTTCGGCCAATCTGGCAAAGGTCAAGCTGGAATGGATCAGGCTGAAGTTCAACGAATGGCAGTCTGAGGCGGCAACCAAGCGCGCGGAGATGAAGCTATGAGAACGGTCGCTGAATGGATCGGAAAGACGGACGACGCCAAGGTGCCGGATTCCGTCAAGGTCCGCGTATTCGAGCGTTATGGCGGTAAGTGCTACCTGTCCGGCATCAAGATCGAGCGGGGCATGGCATGGGAGCTTGAGCATATCGTTGCTCTCTGTAACGGAGGAGAGCACAGGGAGAGCAATATGGCTCCTGCGCTGGTTGCGCCTCACAAGGACAAAACGCGCGCTGATCGCCGTCTGAAGGCCAAGAACGACCGCGTGCGCAAGAAGCACCTTGGAATCAAGAAGCCGCGCACGATCACGCGCTGGCGTCGATTTGATGGATCAATCAAGGAGGCGGGGAGGGAGCGATAATGTTAGGGGCAAGCATCACCGAATCTCAGCGCGAGTTTCACCGCGCCCATAAGCAGCGTCTTGGCCGGATCGAGCGGCCTAAAACCGGCCCTGCAATCCGTGCAGCTGGTATCTCCGCCGATCAATGGTATTTGCAGGCGTGGTCGATCCTCCGCGAAACCGTGACGATCAAATCAGTACAGGATGAGGTGTGCGCCTATTTCGATGTGCCGCGCCTCTATATGGAAACCACGCGACGGGCGCAGAAATACTATCTGCCAAGAGCTGCCGCGATCTATCTCACAAAGCAGTTCACCGCGCATTCATACCCGGTCATTGGCCGTCACTTCGGCAACCGCGATCACACCACGATCATGCACAGCGTCAAGACCGTCGAAAAGATGATCGCACTGGGTCATCCGATCAAGCGAGACATCGAGATTCTGACCGAGAAACTGAGGGGAGCCACGCATGACTGAGATCGGACACAACTCCATCGCTAAAGACCAGCTTAAATCCATTATCGAGCGCGTGGAGCGGCTTGAAGAGGATAAGGCGGCCATCGGTAGCGACATCAAGGACGTGTACGCAGAGGCCAAGGGCAACGGCTACGATGTGAAGGCGCTGCGCCGGATTGTAGCCCTCCGCAAGCAAGACCCGGGCAAGCGCGCCGAGCAGGAGGCAATCCTGGATACCTATATGCACGCTCTGGGAATGCTCGCATGAGCCGCTGGTGGCGAGCATACGATGAAGCTGCGACCGATCCGAAGCTGGGTCTTCTTTCGGACGAACTGCACCGCGCGTGGTTCAATCTGATGTGCATTGCCTCCGCGAACAACGGTGAGTTCCCGCCGATCAAGCAGATCGCATACACGCTTCGCGTTAAGCCGGAGCGCGCCGCTGCGATCTTGGCAGAGCTTCACGGGGCTGGTCTTCTTGATAAGACGGAAGACGGATTTGCGCCGCATAACTGGAAAAAGCGCCAATACAAGGCTGATGTTACGGACCCAACTGCAGCCGAACGAATGCAGCGTTACAGAAGTAACAAGCGTAACGACCGTAACGCTACCGTAACGCCGTTACGACCAGAGACAGATACAGAAGCAGATACAGAGTCAGAGAAGAAAGAAGCGCGCGAACCCGCGCTTGTCGATGATGGCTGGCCTGCCGACTTTCGAGCGCTGTTCTGGAACGATTGGCCTCACAAGGTTGGCAAGCCCAAGGCCATGAACGAACTTGAGCGGCTGCGAAGGCGCGGTGTCGCTTGGACTGACATAGACGAGGGCAAGCGCCGCTACATCCGCACCAAACCGCCTGACCGGCCATGGCTCAACCCAGCGACGTTCCTGCATCAGGAGCGGTTCAACGATCAACCGGCGGAGGTGACCAGTGGAAAAACAGAAAGCCTTGCAAGCGTCGCCAAGCGACAGGCAGATGCAGGAATATCGTTCGGACCAAGACCGACAGGGCTTCGCCTCGTTGAGGGCGGGGATGATGTTCGGCTGCTATCGCAAGCAGGACGCGAACGACCCGGAGATTTACGTGGCGGCGGTGACCGCGATCCTTTCGGAATATCCGGATTCGGTGATTGAGACAGTTACCGATCCACGCACGGGCCTGCCGAGCAAAATCAAATGGCTCCCAACGGTCGCGGAGGTGAAATCGGAATGCGAAAGCCACATGTATCGCGTTCGGTATCAGGAAGCGTGGAACAAGCGCGTGGCGGATCAGGCGGCGGAGCGCGAAGTCGTGAAG